GTGATTTTCACACGGTTCTAGCCCTCTTTGGGCTAGCTCGGTTCTACTCCCAGAACTTCTTGGAAGAATTCTGGAATAGAAGCCACTACTGCTGCTTCCGCAGCGGGACGTGACCTAAACAGCTGTTCAGGTCTGCTCAACCAGGAGGTTTCCACACCCTCTGATGGAGCGTTGTCCCGTACCCATGTAGCGTTAAGCCAGTGAATGTAAGCGCCCGTCCCCAACCTCTTTCGACGTTGGATAGGGAGCAACCTACGACGCGGCATATGCGGCGTCACAAGTTGATATTTGCTTGCATAATCACGGCCCCCCCAAAACTGTGAAGGTACGAGATCTCTACAGTAAGACCAAAGGTCCCAACAGTAAGGATCCAAGATTCCTAAAGAAGGAACATCATTCGCCCATTCTCTAAGCTTATTAGCGAAGTGAATAAGGTCGGTGAGTTTCTCAATAGGAGCCTTCACATAGAAAGGGGTGATGTCATCACCATTGTGGTAATGGCCGCCGCATGACTCTCTAAAAGGTCCAGAGGAGAAAGACTTATCAGAATTAACTTCAAAGCCTAAAACCCCAAGAACCCAAGATAGATCGTCAGCGATACCTACGGGGCATATAATATCGTCCCCGTAGACGTTGATGACACCGGAGATGCCTCGGAAATAGGCAACGGCTCTTGCAATTGAGAAGAAGAGGAGACTCTCCAACTCAAATGTGAAACCGTTCCCCATCGAAGAAAACATCTCATTGACGTGTTCTTCACCGTCGATGATTGTAATCGGGCAACGAATTGCTCGCAGACAATCAAACCACAGTGGTGGGAGGAAACACTGCACCAACTCATAAGAGATGGAATCGCTAGCACTGGAGAGATCCAGAGTAGCGAGATGGCCAGACCTAGAGCCGTCGCGCGCAAGCGCACGATTGATAGACTGGTCATTCAGGTTAACCCCATAACGCCGGAGGGATTTTCGGATATAATTACCGAGTCCCTTCTGCAAGAACATATTGACATCTGGCTCTTTACAAGCACAGCGGTCAATATCCGTCTTCTTGGGTACTGTAAATAGCATATTCCCCTTAACAAGGTTGAAATCAACTTGATCCCAAAACTGGGACCAACCTGGAATTTCTTCACTGATAAGGTGAAGCCATTCCAAAGCTTGTTCTGTGGAGTCTGCTTTCCCGAGGTACTTACTAGCAGGATAGCTAGAAGTACGTCCACGACTTGTCGAAGCACCACCGGAGAAGGACCCAATAAGGGCCTCCAACGGCACGCTATCGCCGAGGATTTGTGTGACAATTGCCAACACCTTTTCGCGGAACGATGACCAACTAACACGAGGTAAAAGATTGTAGTCCTCGTGCAAAAGTAGTAGTCGGTCATTCGTAGCTTCATTTTGCCGTTCGGTAGCGAGCCACTTATTGATGGCACGCTGCCGGCGTACAAATGGAGCGTCTGTATCTTTCGATACAAACTTAGAGAAAACTTCCTGTTTGAGGTACGTCGTTCTCACGTCGTGCCCCGGCAGAAGGTTTAATCTCGCTCGAAGGTGAATGGTCAACGTCTCGGGTAAACGTGCGTTCGCGCAGGTAATCTGCGGACCTCGCCGTTTCGTTGTCATTGGGTACTCCCTTAATGACACTGAACTGACTGACTGTCAGGACAGCTAGGACGGATATCAACAATCCCAAGGTGGAGAATACCACTACAAGAGTGATACGCTCCCCAGAAGGATGATTGATTGGAGAAGTCATCTTAATAGATGCCTTCAAGCTTGACCAGGAGGTCATTGGTAAGGGTCTCAGAGGCATCAAGTGCCGACTGAACCATGCCAACAGCATCCTTTCGCTCTTGTTCAGTCGAAGACTGATCAAAATTGAAGGTCAAGTCCGCGTAAGCAGTACGAACAACAGTGGGTCGAGAGACCCCGTTGATCGTCTCAGTCTGGACCACCGGAAAGGTGAAACGGACCTGAGGCTTATAGCGGTTCGTCCCAGTACGGTTGAGCGATACGGTGACTCGCTTGTCACCGATCGGCACACCCGAGCTCTCGACGACTGCGCCAACACCATCCGTGATATCACGGGGGGTGAAGGTGTGATCGACGGGAGTCGCGGCCCTGTCTGTGAGGACAAGGTTCTGCAGTTGAGGCATATAATAGTGCTTTCTATCTGTAGGACTGCGGAATTGCAGTACCTATTTCCTACTTCATCATCTGACGAAGCAGGGATAGGGCCGATAATCCGTGCCCAGTAGAAAATGGATTCTTCCAATAAACCCCAGTAGGGGACGGGAAACCACCATACAATGTTCTTGTATATTGGTGCCGTTTGGATGAGGCTCTCGGATACCCATTAGGGTATTGCACATAAGGATAATTAGTAAGGGACTTCGTCCCTTTATAATACCCTTCTGCAGAGAGTCCCATGAATCCATCCACAAAGTCGAGTCCGACCGTAGCCGAAAATGCCTCCAGTATGTTACCGATTGGCATAAACCAATCGACAACAAATGACCAGGGAACGAGTTCCCAGGCCAAACTGGCTGGGTTCACAAGACCCCATTGGTTTGCACCTCTGGTGAATTGTGTGGTATACGATTGGGGGAGACGAGCTGTGAGTTGGACAGTAGTCCTATAATCACAGTGGCGTTCCCAAACAACCGAACCAGGTAACAAATCCAATAACGGATTTGAGCGGTGATTCTCAGAAGAACTAATTGTTCTTCGTACGGTCAAAAGAAGAGCTGGATCACAATCTTTACTAAAGGTCTGATAGGCCTTGTAAACATCGTTCATCAGCGGCTTCCAACCGTACTTCCATTGAAGGAACAGATTAGCACCGTTCTTTGTTACCCCCCACAGGTCACCGAGCTGTCCACGTCGAGCCTTTCGCAAGGCATCGGCGAGTTCAAGCGCGGTGGCCTGGAACATACCTGCTGTATGCTTAGCCGTGGCGAGATTTTCACCCATATTTGCCTTACCATCGGCAAGTTTGAGTAAAGCCTCCGTCACGCAACGATCATAGTCCGCAGGCGGACTAGTTGCATAACGACCGTAGAAGTAATCCCCAACTTTGTTGAGGTCTCCACAGTCGTAATAGCTAGCATCGTGCTTATAAGTGTCTAACCTACCGCCTCCGTAGTCAATGACTTGAGAAAAGTCACTATACTCGAATTCGGTTGTGGAGACACCCCACGAGGTGGCAGGACGCCAAAAGGTGTCCGTATCACCTATCCGACGGTAATGAGTCTTGCCGGGAACAGGATAAACCTGAGTCCCATCAAGTCTCGTATACATGAAGGATATATTGTCAGAAGGGCGGTCACTTCGGGCATATTCCCACTTGTGGGAAGATGTCTTTAGTGAATCACCTCTGACAGTGGTAAATCGTGGTAAGCCCATAGCAGGTTCCTCGCTAATCGAGTGGTAACCCACCCGACTAGTTTGGACGAGTGGTGTCCGACTGGCCCACGCAAATGTGGAACCAGCGTATGCCGATTATAGCATACTCAGCCCGTGCTTATGCACGAGTCGATTGGATACGATCCAATCGAACCTCAGCCTCCG